TCCAACGACGAATGCAAGTCTTGGATTGTTGATTGAGGAGAGTAGGACGAATGTAATGACAAATAGTACTAGCCCATCTTGGAACGCTAATGCGTTTGGCACTGGAACCACTCCCACAGTAACACTAGTGTCTAATGCAGCACCAGACGGCAGTACTAATTCCGCCCAAAGATTTCAATTTGACAGAGGCACAGGAAACACTTCAAATGATTATAGCCTCGTAAGTATTACTACTTCCGCTGCTTCTGTTTTACACTCTGTGAGTGTATGGATGAGATCCAATGACTCAAACACTTATACGATTATCTTTTATGATGCTGGAGGTCAAAAAGCAGAAGAAATCATTGTAACTCCTTCTTGGAAACGTTATGTCCTCGACGCAAGCACATCATACAAAGGTTCAAATCAACTTCCATATTCTAGTCCCAATCTTATTTTTGGTTTACGTAACGATCCCCCTGCTGTTGGTTATTTTACAGGAAATAATAATTCCCAAACTGCTGACATCCTCGCATGGGGTCCTCAAATAGAAGCAGGCACCTTCCCAACCTCCTACATTCCCACAAGTGGTACAACGGTAACCCGTGCGGAAGATCTGGCAAATATTACTGGGACTAACTTCAGTAGTTGGTATAACGATACTGGCGTTGGCACTTGGTATTATGAGTCAAGCGCAGAATATACTGATTATAGTCTTGAATGTATGTTTAGCGTAGGTTCTAATACTAACGGATATTCTGTTATTAAAAACTTTAGTGTGAATGGAGTTAGAATTAGCTCTAAGGCTAACAACGGTGGTGGTACACTTGACCTAATAGTAACCAATGCTTGGACTCAGGGGGGACCAGGTAAGTGGGCACTTGGGTTAGAAGATAACAACGTTAAGCTCTACCACTCTTCTGGAAACTCTGGGGCTGACACTGCTTGCACTGTTCCAATAGTTGGGTCTGCTACAAATCTCAGCCTGCGCAAAGCAGGACAAACATCTTTAGCATATACCGGGGCGTCTTCAACCATCGCCCGCCTCGCCTACTACCCCACCCGACTCACTGACACCGAACTTCAAGATCTTACTACCTAAACTATGTATTGCTACCGCTTCCCTGACAGGGATACCTTCATCACGTCCTGTGAGGCCCTTGGAATGGCCTCTGAGGGCGTTCTAAATGCTTACACGCATGATTGGGCCATCGATGAGTTAGGCCCCGTACAGACGCTTCCAGGCACCTATGACGAGGTTGGGGTCGAATTGACCCCTCCTACCTATGACAACAGACACCATGTCAACTTCCAAGGGGTTGCCCCTGAAGAGTGGGATACCTATCTGGTTGTTGTGAATAGCCCCTCCCGTATCTGGGCTGGGCAAGACGGTGCTGTACCTACCCAAGACATCCTCGATCAAATCTAATGACTAACCCATACATCAGAGTAGCAGTTAAGTATCCCCATGTCCGTACCCAAGCACTAGAAAGACGTAATGAACGCGCAGGAACTCGAGGTAAAGATAAGGGAAGACTTCAAGGTCTTCCTAACACTAGTGTGGAGGGAGCTGGACCTCCCGAAGCCAACTAGAGCTCAACTCTGTATTGCAGACTACCTACAGCACGGACCTAAGCGTCTCCAGATCTCTGCCTTCCGAGGTGTTGGTAAGAGCTGGATTACCGCTGCCTTCGTGCTGTGGGTCCTCTTTAATGACCCCGATAAGAAGATCATGGTTATCTCTGCTTCTAAGGAGCGGGCTGATAACTTCTCGATCTTCTGCCAGAAACTAATCATTGACATACCATGGCTAAACTTTCTGGGCCCGAAGAGCGACGATCAGCGTTGGTCGCGGATCTCCTTCGACGTAGGGCCAGCCAAGCCCCACCAGGCTCCCTCTGTGAAGTCTGTGGGTATCACCGGTCAGATGACTGGTTCCCGTGCCCATTTAATGATCTTTGATGATGTCGAAGTCCCCGCAAACAGTGCTACTGACATGCAGCGTGAGAAGCTGCTACAGCTGGTCACTGAAGCCGAGTCCATTCTTACCCCGGACGAAGGTTCACGGATTCTATTCTTGGGAACTCCGCAATCGACATTTACCATCTACAGGAAGCTCGCTGAGCGCTCCTATAGGCCATTCGTTTGGCCCGCGAGGTATCCCAAGGACCTCTCCAAATATGAGGGGCTTCTCGCGCCCCAGCTGGTTGCAGACATCGAGAAAGGAGTGGATGAATGGTCACCCACCGATTCTAGATTCTCTGACCTAGACCTGATGGAACGGGAGAGCGCTATGGGGCGCTCTAACTTCATGCTTCAGTTCATGCTAGATACTAGCCTGTCTGATGCTGAGAAGTTCCCCCTTAAGTTCCAAGACCTGATCGTTACCCCGTTGGGTGAAGAGTGTGCTGAGCGCTATGCTTGGTCTGCTGATCCTAGGTATATGATCAAGACCCTAAACCCCGTAGGACTGCCCGGAGACCGCTTCTACGGGCCCATGTACATCGATGAGGGTGTATGTGAGTATTCTGAGACTATCGTCTCTGTGGACCCTTCTGGACGTGGTACAGATGAAACAGTTGCTGTTGTTCTTTCTCAGGCCAACGGTTATGTGTTTGTGCGTGATCTTCGTGCTTATCGTGATGGTTACTCAGACGCTACCTTATCCGACATTGTACGGCTGGGGAAGAGGTACAGAGCTAGTCGCCTTCTAGTTGAGTCCAACTTTGGTGACGGTATGGTCTGTGAGCTCTTCAACAGACACATCCAACAGATGGGAGCTGGCTTCTCTACGGAGGAGGTACGAGCTACTGTCCGTAAGGAGGAGAGGATCATTGAGACCCTCGAACCCGTGATGAACCAACACAAACTGATTATTGACCCAAAGGTATGGGAGTATGACTACGCTTCTAACCCTGATGCTCCTCCTGAGAAACGCTTGGAGTATATGCTTGGATACCAAATGTCCAGAATGTGCCGTGAGAAGGGAGCTGTTAAGCATGACGATAGACTTGATGCCTTGTCCCAAGGTGTACAGTGGTTCGTTGATGCCCTGGCTCAATCTGCTCATAAAGCTCAAGCCCTCCGAAAGAATGAGGAGTGGAAGGCTATGATGAATGCCTTTGAGAATGACCCTAAGCAAGCTACAGATGCCCTTGTTTTGGGGAGATCCTTTAGGAATGTCAAGATCTCTCAAAACCGTGTGTGGGACTGGAGTTAGGCTATTGGAGGGTTTTAAGCAAGGGGAGTGGTGCCCTCTTGTGTGGATATGCGGTGAGATAGACCCCTGAGAAATACCGGGGGTCTTTCTTTTTTTCCGTGTAACCCTCTTTCTCGCTTCTCCCGAACCTCGAAAGAGGGGGGACTATAGGGGGGAGACAACAAGAACACCTATACTATTAAACGCTGTGGAGACCCAAGACTAGGTAGACCATAAGACCATAAATACAATACCGCCACAATCCACCCTGTTTAGACTGTTACTATGACTGCTAGTGTTAGGTTGATCAGTGTCACACCAGGTGCTGAAGACCTCATTGCTTATCTTGCTAGGGTATCTAACAAAGATGCTAAGCCAGGAGACCCTGCTGATCGTTTGATCAGATACCTTATCAAGCATGGGCATTGGAGCCCGTTTGAGATGGCTCATATGGTAGTTGAGATTGAGACTACTAGAGCTATCTCCCCACAGATCCTCAGGCATAGGAGCTTTAGCTTCCAGGAGTTCAGCCAGCGTTATGCTGTTGCTGATCTTGGTGAGTTTGAAGTACCTGAGCTTCGCAGACAGGATACCAAGAACAGACAGAACAGTATCAATGACCTCCCTGAAGAGATCCAGTCTGAGTTTCAGGCTGAGATTGAAGACATCTTTGATGCTACTAAGGTTCTGTATGATCGTATGCTTAGCTATGGTGTGGCTAAGGAGTGTGCTAGAGGTATTCTTCCTCTCAATACTCCTACTAAGCTTTACATGGCTGGGTCTATTCGTTCTTGGATCCATTACATCAAGCTTCGCAGTGGAAACGGTACTCAGGAAGAGCATCGTCGAATTGCTGTAGCTTGTGGTGACCTTATTAAAGGAAACCTGCCAAACGTTTATCAAGCCGCATTCAACCATGACTAATGAAAACAGTCTCCCTACTGGGGAGTACAAGGAACGCCTCCTAAGAGCCCTGGAAGCCGCTAGAACGGCTGGTAATCCTGTCTTGGTGCAATCCCTCCTATCTGCCCTTGAGGGCCGTCCTAGAGGCGCTGAGGAGTGTGGTCCCTGATCGGAGTATTTTGGCATAAATTTCTGAAGGGAGATACGTTCCTCCGCAGCCCCCACTACCCCCCATAGCCCCCTCCCCCTGTGGAAAACCTCGAAACCCCCTGGTATGACTGGCTTTTGAGGCCTTGGGTACCCCCGGGGTGCTTGGGGTGGGTGGGGCCGGGGTGGCACGGATGTGGCACGGGGTCGTGTGCCCTGGACTGCCCTTCTCTCGCGATCTGTCGCAATTCAATCCTAATCATTATCAACACACCATGACCGATACGAATCCTTATCAACAGCACCAACCTAATCACATCAAACAACAGATCTACGCAGACAACATCCGCCGATCCCTTGAGGAGATGGTGGCCAGAAGGGAACAGCTAGCAGCCTGCCTACCTGATGATGGTGAATACTTCGAGACAGCAGCACTAACTCAAGAGCAAGACACAGCCATCGACAGCATCATGGCCATCGAGGAGGAGTGGATCCTTGATGAGTCAGTCAGACGAGAGCAGTCCATCATTCAATGGGACGCAGAATCATGACCATCACGAGA